CTGCGAGTAGTTTGAGTAGCTGTGACAATAGGAACATTACATTCCACAGCAAGACCCCGAAGCTCCTCAGCAATCGCCTTGACATACGTGTAAGAATTGACAATCGCACCTTTATACCTCGCTGATGCACAGATGTTTAGATAATCAATATAGATTATATCTGGTTTGAAATCTCTCTTGAGAGACAGATCACTTATGAGTGATTTAAAATGTCCAGCATGTGCTGATGCTGTGGGATACTCTTTGATAATAAGTTTGCCTCTAGTCTTCCTAGAGATCTCTTGAACTTTAGAATTGAAGATAACTTCAGGTAGTTCAGCAATATCTTTGATAGAAACATTTAAAAGATTTGCGTCAATTCGTTCAGCAATTTTCTCCTCTGCCATTTCACATGTAATGTAGAGTACGTTCCTGCCCTGAGTGAGCGCGGCACCAGCGCAATGGCACATGAATAGAGATTTCCCGACACCTGTACCAGCAAGAGCGACACTGAGAGTCTTGTTAGAGATACCACCTTTCGTGATGTAGTTAAACTTTTCCAGATCAAAGGGAACCTTTTCTTCTTTGCGGTGGTAGAAATCATAACGGTCTTTTGCTTGTTCAATGTAGTCGTGTCCTATGTGTTCGTCAAACGATACTGCGAGAGCCTCTTGTAAGATACCTGGGATCGCATCCTTTGATATTTTTTTATCGCCTCCGTCTGCGATTTTGATAGAGGACATAAGGGCGAGATAGATTGCTCTGTCTTGACACCATTTTTCGGTTGCATCAAGGAGCCATTCGTAATCAACCCATTCATCTGTGAGTCCTCGTATCGCCTGTAACGTATCTTTAAACGATTCGTCAGTAAGATCGTTACGATTCTGGACATTAATCGCCAAGACCTCTTGAGTAGGAACTTTATCGTACTTACCAGCGAAGTCCGAAATTTCCTCAAAGATAACTTTTTCATGATACTCTTCAAAATAATCTGCTTTTAAGAAAGGAACTACCTTACGATAATACTCTTCAGTAAAGATGAGATTACGTAAGATAGTTTCTTGAATGCGCTCAGTTGCCATAGGAAAATTCTTGCTGTGCTGCTTCTTCAAGTCTATTCATTACTTCTTCTGTAAAATACTTATCCGGATCTGCAAGAATTGATTTAGGATAAACAGAACTACCGTCAATCTTAATACGATTACCAACTTTCTCAAAGACTCCGTACTTTTCACCCAACTCTAGTAGTCCATAATACTTATCAAGTCCACGCTCATCATAAAATAAACGGGTCTCAACTTTACTTCCTTCTTTTGTTAAGCGAGACTTCTTTGCTTCACATTTAATAATGTTACCTACAAGTTCTGTACCGTCTTTCTCCTTTTTCTTACCCAAATAGATGATAGTAGAGGCAGCGTACTTAAGACCTGTACCACCTCCCATCTCCTTCATTGGCACATAAGACCCAATCACATCATAGGTGTGGTTAGTGACGATCATAGGCACCTGTGCTTGCCCTAGTTTGAGGGTAAGCACCCGAAAGGCACCTTTGATTAACTGACTCTTAGTCATGTCCCTGACCTGTTTGTCATTGGCAACGTCTTCCATCTCTTTAGATGTAGAAAGCATGCCAAGAGAGTCAAGAACAAAGAGCATAGGCACTCTTTCATCCTTAGGTTCTTTTACATACTTGTCTAGAATACGACAAGCTTGTGTTCTAAACTCCTCAATGGTAGCAACAGGCATGATAATCATTCGCTTACTATCAATGCCCCGTTCCTCAATCATGTTACGAGAGATAGCAGATTCAGATTCAAAATAAATGACTCCGCCTGTAGGATTAGCAGCAAGGAAATTACGAACGACACTAAGAGCAAAAAAAGTCTTCCCCGTGCTTGATTCTCCCGCAAGAGCGGTGACTTTGTTTGAAGGCAAACCTCCAAAAAGCGAACCACTAACCAGGGCGTTAAAAATATAAGACCCAGTATCAACATAACCGGTAATATCACCAGCAGCAACCCCTTCACTAACAACGCTAGCAAATTCATTTCCACTATCTTTAATTACAGAATCTAAAAATCCCATTGTGTTGCCTCATCCTCGTAAAAGTTTACATAATTATAAGATTGCCGCATGAGTTTAGCAAACCCAAGAGCAACTTTGTAGTCCTCAAAACATTTAATGTCTTCTGGTCCTACTTGTCCCACGACATGGTTTGTCCATGTGACAACATAGATTTTCTTGCTCACTCAAAGAAACTCCCAATAGACACGGACTTTTTATGAGACCATCCTATACATTGTAGCACATTTTTGAGCGGTTCCAAGAACGACTTTTCAAACTGTGTCTGATAATCCACGTAATTTTCCAACCCAAACTCTTTTGGCAAATCTCCAAAGAAACTGACCACATTTTCATGAAGTGGGTTTGGTGTTCTAAGATACATGAATTTAATCTTCTCACCTTCTTGAATCAAAGGATGCTTGTTTTCAATATCATGTTTCTTGACATAATAATTATACAACAATGCACCCCTCACCGCAATGGGTGTTCCTTTCTGATAAATCTCATTCGGGTGGCGATATTTTGCCAAGTTGTTAACTCCTCTGGGGAAGGCAACTTCGTTATAGGGTCGTTCCCTAGTTTCTGTTCGGACAACATTGATAAAATTGATAAGTTCATCATTTGTCTTGCCGATAATAATCTTGAACGCTGCATACAACTTGTCTCTAAAATATGCTGGTGTAGATGACCTGGCAGTTTCCAAACCCATGATCTTCATCTTAGGTTCTTTGTATCTAACTCCCTCGCTGTCCCATACATTTAGAATGTAACGTTTCTTTGCAGTCCAGATACCACGGTCAGCGATGTTCTCTCGCTTCATTTGCATCTTCTGGTCATACGCCGAAACATAATCTGCAAGTTCTTGATATGAACTCTCAATAAAAGGTTCCAATTTCTCCTCACAGATCTTATCAAGTATCGCAACAATTGCTGCTTTATTATCAGACTTAGCACTAAAAAATTTAGTAACAAGAGGTCCAAGATTAAGATAAATTGAGTCGGTATCGGATGCGATAACATAATCTACACCCTTAGTTTGCAAAAGAGTATTTAGATATCCATTCATCTTGTTCTCAATCCACCTGATAGAGACCTGACCTGAAAGAGTGATAGCCTCAGCATTAGCAAGACGATAGTATCTAAAGTGTTCGTTGCCAATAGCACCATAAGCAGAGTTCAAAGAGATCTTCTTTGCCATCTGGATGTTATTACAACGGGCGATCTCTTTCATGAGTTCAACAGTAGGAGTTTTTTCATACTGTTGCTTTGCCTTGATCATCCTCTTCTTAAAGATAACCCTAGAGTCATACATCTTCTGCATCATCTGAGGGAGAAACCCGTGCTTCTCTTTTGTGTACTGTGCTCCATTAGCACACACAGCATACTCCCCATCAATCTCTAGTTCTTTATTAAGTATCTTATCAACAGTTGCCGTTGAATGTCTCTTGTCAAGGAGGGTCTCGGGCGAGATGTTGTATTGCATAATAAGATGAGGATACAGAGAGTTGAGGTCAAAAGACACAACCCAATCATAGAATCCAGGCTTCGGTTCTTTAACATATGCCCCCGCATACTTAGCATCTTTAGTTGCTTCCTTCTTAGGAGGGATAGCAATCTTTCGTTTCAGAAGTTCCACATAGATGTAATTGTCCCACATACGAACCTGTGAGAACACGTCCTCATAGTTTACCTTAGCATCGTATGCCATGGTGTATGCGAGTTCAATCAACTTCATCTTATCATCTAGTTGATCTACCAGACGAACGTCATGAATGTTATACTCAATGAACTTCTGCCAATCTCCTTCGTAGAACTCTTTAAATGTATCAAACTCAGAGTGATCTAGTTTTTTAGATCCAAGTTCCACAAATGCAATATGGTCCAGGCGATATGATTCTTGGTTGGTATAAGTAAATTTTCTATAGAGATCATAATAATCTAGCGTAGCAATTCCCCGAAGATCATAAGCAATTTGCTTTCTTCCTTTAATGAAAATTTCTCTACAAGAAATAAGTTTCCAAGGACTAAGAGTTTTAGTATAACTTTCTCCAAGAATTCTATCAATACGCCTAGCAATATATGGAATATCAAACAACTGAACATTCCAACCCGTGATAACATCAGGGCAATTTTCATTCCAGTAGTATAGGAATGCCTGAAGCATGGTTTCTTCAGATGCAAAATGCATATAGTCAACCATGGGATCTTTATTGTCAAATGGACGAGCTCCAAAGACAATAATGCGACCAGTATAAGAGTCCTTAATACTGATCGCTAAGATTTCTTGATCTGCAGTTTCAATATTGGGGAATCCATTCTCTGCTGCAGTTTCAATATCAATTGTGAACACCCGAATCTTAGAAACGTCATAACGAATCTCTTCCTCCGGATGTTGTTCGGCAATATACTGATACAAGTACCTACTGTTACCGTAGATAGGAAATTCTTCAACCTCCCTATACCTTTTGATGAACTCCTTGGCTTCATTAATAGAACCCATGGGTAAAGGTTCTACACAACCTCCCTCTAAAGTTCTCCACTCAGAATAATTCTTAGTAGGAATATAGAGGGTGGGGTTGAACGGCACCCTATTGGAAAAAGGAACACCGCCTTCATATCCACGGACTAGCAGACGATTGCCTGCTTGCTCAACATTTGTATAAAACTTCATTCAGTAAGCAGTTCGGTTTTTCCGTTACGGTACAAAGCAATGATGTCATTGCTTGGGTCCACAAAGGTTATTATATCAGAAGAACGGATCACTGCCACCTTTTCGGAAGCAAATGGGAGCCAGTCTGTCAACTGGTCTCCCTGTATGGTCATAGGATCATGCAAGATACAGTCCGGATCTCCCATAATCACATCTTCAATCTCTTCAATCTTCGCTATCAGCCACTGGTCCTTCAGTAGCAGCACTTTGAGTTGGTTCGCCAATGATATCATCTCCATTATTTGGTAGGAACGAGCAGTCAACACCTGCTTCTTTCAGTTTATTTACGTAGTTGTCAAGAATTTCTTGGGAGGGTGGCATTGCAGTGACAACTGCAGTAGGTGCTACCCGATGATCTTCGTAAGGGGTGAAGGGATTCCACCTACGATATGTTACATTGAACGAATCCCCTTGATCGGGATCTTGAGACAATGTAAGAGTGAGTGGATAGAGCATCTGATAAGCAACGAACTTATCTTCCTCTCTAATTTGAGTAAAATTACAAATTACGTGTTCTCCAGTCATCAAATGAATGATGTGGACGTTGTGCTCAATTGGAGTTGCCATAGTTTAAATCTTTTTTATATTATACCAAGTAAAAAGGAGACCGTCAAGTCTCCTTTACAATTTATTTAGAACCAAGTTTTTCGTTTCTGATTCTCGGGGAGTTCTTTCCGAAGAAGAATTGTTAGGAGACCATTTTCAAATTCAACTTCTTCAATCTCCACATCGTCTGCCATCTGCCAGTTTCTTGCAAATGTTTTGTAAGAAATTCCACGATGAGTATATTCTCGGTCAGTTTCTTCGCGACTTTTATTAGCAGAAACTGTTAGAACATTTCGTTCTGTCTCCACTTTGATATCTCCTGATGAAAATCCTGCAAGAGCGATTTCCAAAGTGGTTCTACCATCAGGTCCAGTAACGATGTTGTATGGAGGGTAATTCTTTCCACCTCCCGCAAGAGCTTCAAGTCTGTGGAATGTTTCATTAAATCCAAGTGAGTAGGGAGTATAAGTTTCCCAGTTAATATCTACCATGTCCTTAAATAAGCGACGTTTACGTGTGACCCTTTCGGCATCACACAGTTATTTAAACATACCCAATAAAATTTTAATAAGGGTTTTCTTTATTAAAAGTTACGGATTACTCTACTCTTCAGTAGATTTTTTGCGACCGATATTATACTTAGACTCAAGTACCCACTCTTCTTTATCGCGAAAAGCAAGGACTTTAATTTGATTAAGTGGCGCTAGATCTTGAATTTTTTCAGCATCAACAATAGTAATTAAACCCCAATCAGAAAGGAGTTGCGAAATTCTATTGCGTCTTTGTAAATCATTCTCAGAAAAGTTGGTGTTCTTACCATCCAGGGCGAACAACTCTTTAAAATGAACAATATAATACTTTCCCTGCTTATGAAGGATGTGACAAGATTGGTAGATCTTTCTTTCTTTACGTGAAGCAACACCAATTCTAGTCAGAGTTTCTCTCACTTTCAAAAAGTCATCGGGTTCACTAAGAAGAACCTCCACCATATCACTTTGCTTCCACTGAACTTCAGTTTCACCGCTCATGTTTACCACCTTTGCACAATGCTTTTTTAATATTATCTAACTGATCCTTGGTGAGAATCCTAAGAGCTTGGAGTGCTTTATCGTCATTATAACCATAATACTCTTTAACTATTTCAAGATAATCAATAGAATCTTTTCTTGCCCAAGGAGAGAAACGCTTCCTTGGCTTCACACTATTTATAAAAAAGTCATATTGCATCTTCTTTGGTAGATGCGGGTTCTTATTCATCTCATTGGAATAGAGCACAGTATCAGTGAAAGAACTGAGGCACCTGTTAATAATATAAGGAGGATACCCTCGCTCAGAATCAACGTCATCATCTAGAATACTTTTCTTTGATTGGTTAATTGAATAGAGATAGTCTTTCAGTTGATATGTCATAATTCATAGTTGGTTAGAACTAGTTCCTTGCGAGATGCTTGATCAGTATTATAACTCCCCACGCTCCTCATGGTGTAGGTG